TGTAAATACATTTTTCTCGTGTGAGACAACCATAACTGTCTATGGTTGATAAAGTGTCTAAAGTTGTCCTCATCCATGTACTGAGTAAGGATCGATCTTCATAAGTTTAGAAGCGACATCTGTAGCACCATTAATATGATACATCAATGGAGGGCCAAGATACATATGCAATGAATAATCATCAGCAGCAGCTACGTAACTAAGTAAAGGAACTGTGCGATTCTTATTACCTGGAAGGGGACACGTGACGCTATGCGTTGGAAGTATATTCCGTGCAATAGATTCACGAGTGTATTGCCCACCAGGTGAAGTGGGGTAAGCAGGCTGTTTTGTAGTAAGAAAGCGATACATACAATAGAATGGCAACTCAACCTCAATAATTGGGTTACCATCAGTGTTTGTAACAAACAACCCTCCCTCTCCACTTGGAAAGTTTTTCTTATAATCCGTGGAAAGATTCTCGTAACGGTTAGACTTCGCTGTCACTTGGCGAGTCTCAAATGTGGGCCTTGGCCAGGTCCCACGTGCGACCAAGAATGTAGGTGGTGTCATCTTATATTTATCATTGACAACATTATCGACATCTTTAGCCTTATACATATACTTCCATCTAATCCCACCACGCCTACAAGCGTAAGCTGGCGAGTAGAAGGACAGATAGCTTTGTTTTGCTGGGCACCATCCATACTCAGTCCGAGTCGCACTCGAAGGAGTTAAGCTTACATAATTTGGTGCCCATAATTTAAGAGCGTTACCATAAGGTTGAGGATAGTCAGGAAAGGTGTATATAACAACACTGGCTTGGTTATCTATAATACCAGTCTTGTTATGGTAACAAGCAAGAGCCATATGGAAACAGTATCTCTTCATAAGTGTACGGAGAGATACTATTGGGTCACCATAAAATACACTTGATGTCTTACTATCCAAAGGGGGAACAGGAGGTCCCAAGCAAAAATCAGCAGCACCTGATGCAACGGGTGCGTGAACAGGCTCAACCTCATCGAAACCACCATGCGACTCTGCCACCTTAAGTGTTGCTGATGAAGGTATACCCTCAGGGAGGGACGTTGTCCAATTCTGTAAAGCAGCTTCTTCAGGGTTAGCAACATCCAAATCTGGGCATGATACAAACATGTTTATATAAGCACTAGGCATGGTAGTAGAACCCGCCGAACCCGTAGCGGTGGACACCAAAGCATTGACGATATATATACCTATCACGCCATTGCTCCATTCATCCTTAAGGTTAGTATTCGCGCCAGTTGCCCCGGCTATATAGAGAGAACTGTCAACTATTGAGTGGTTACCCGGGTCAATGCCAGTTATACAGTAGGTATTGGGCTGGCCCCAACCTATATCGACAGTGAAGTCTCTATGCTCTGCTAAGTCGACAATACAGGACATCACGTTTGCAGTCTCCCATAATTGATAAGAACTACCGCCTTCTTCAACTATCTTCCGGGGATCCCATACTATCCTAATACGACCTCTATGAAACTGCGAGGCAATAATCTGGAATCGGTAACGCATGGTTCCGCGCCAAGCAGCAAAAGGCAGTGCCGCGTAGCAACAACCTGTCATGTTGTGTTGTATACTATTCTTATCGGACCTGCCAGTTGTAGCCTTGGTACGCTGTAGGAAAGGTGTGACTAGACAATTCATTAAACGCTTTCCAGCACCATACTGGTTCCCCGCGGTACCTGTGTCACCACCCCAAGTGATGGTTTGGAAATATGACTCTCTTCCTGCTATGGAGCGAATAGTCATTTCATCATTTGGAGGTAAACCTACCACTCGAGGATCTATGGATACTTCCTGCTTAGAGTCAAGAGTAAGTTTTTGACTCGTATCACCTGCATCGGTATTTGCTAGGTTACCCAAATATATTGGCTTATATGGAACAATATCTGCCACTACAGTGGGTCGTGAATAGCCAAATAGAGAGGCAAGCCTGCCAATACCATTAGCTATCAAGGAGGACGCACGAGCATAAGGGCCAATCACAGGTGCGTCTGACAATGAGTCTGCCGCTAGAGCAACACTATTGGCAACTTTGCTGACTGGGCCAGTGCCATACTCATCGTTTCCAGAGTGAGACTCAGCAACTTTTGATGTAGACACAGCAGGTGTTACAGAATTACCAAGTGGCAGCCCTTCAGGCCACGTGTTTGTAATCTTGTATGTAGAAACACCAGTGGGCTTATGAAATAAGCTGAGTCCCATGGTGGTAGCTAGAGACACCTTACAATCCTCCATCCACGCATAAGCAGTAATGGATACACGTGCGGTGTCAGTAAGAGTCAGAGAATTCAGTGAATTAAGTTGGCACAAAAATATTTTACCAAGTTTATCCACATCTCCACCAGTAAGGTCGAGCCAATTCTCTTGCCATAAGAATGGCAACTTAAGTGTGCCACCAGTGGAAGTCTGAGGCATAAGGAAAACACGTGGTTTTTGTGAGTGTCTAACTAAATGCTCTTTATCCATGGTGAAGAAAGCATGGGCTGGACGTATTCCAGAAGCAGGAACGTCTGTGACACTGGTAGGCTCAGGATAGCCAGCCGTTGTGTCCTGATACTGCAATGGGTGGTAATAGGCCATCATACAACCATAACTGAAACCATTGGCGTTAATGAGGAATTTCACATTAAGTGAACCCTGCATCAACCTATAAGTTTCAAACTTCTTGGTAATCTGCGGATTGCTAAGATAAAGATACCACGGGTCAAATACCCACACTTTGTTAGCAGTGTCGGTACTAAGCCACGTTTGGTTCCAGATATTAATCGGTCGCTTAAGAAATTCACCTAATTCCGTATTCTCTGAATACGCAACAGAACGCGTGCCATCCATAATAGATGGCACAGCGGTGCCCCATCCGGGGTCTTGATCAGTGAACTGAGTCACTTGCGAGCGCACGTTGGGTGAAGCAGATGTGCTCACCACAGGCGCATTGTTTTCAGATGTTATGGCATCTGATCCATTTTCGTTATTGGAACTAGCAGTGAGTTTATGAATTTAACAAATACTGAGATTCACTACTCCCAGTTTTGCGAGCCAATTGTGTGTGTGCGTGGCACACCGACTGTAAATACAATCTATCTACCGTACACGATGCATGCTCGTGGAAGACCCGGGGGTTGGCACCCGTGACACCACCAGTAATCTGTACATCGCGTTGCAGTTTTCTGCCATGCTGGGCAGGAGTTTGTAGTGGTTGAAAGAGGATATTTTCGCGCATATAGTCGTGAAACGAAATGCTAGAGGGATCAAAATAATATGGGTACTTATCAATTATACTCTGAAACCAGATGTTTGCACATGACCCCACGTATTTCCCACTAGCTCTTTCCAAATTATATAACGAAATATATTCTCTTCGATGTGATTGCATGTGAATACGTGCCCAATCGTCGAACTCATAATCAAGATGCAGGATCACAGGACTCCACCCCTGTGATTCAGCAAGCAATCGTAATAAACGAATCTTATCATCGAAGACTGTCCTCCCGTGATAAAAGAAGGTCCTAGCTGCTAACGTTAAATTAGACTGCGTAACAGCTTCCACAGACTCCGCGCCTTTAAGCACACAACATAGGGATTTTAAAATGGAATCCTCACACAGCGCACCAACTGGCAAGAAGATCTCGGGGACATAAACTGTTTTCCTTTTGAGAAAATCAACACTGTCCTTGTGAAAGAAGGTGATATCCTTATCCTCACTTTTGTCAGGCGGAGTGAAAACAATACCATGAGTTTCAAGGTACTCTTTCATCTGCCTAAAACAAAAAGTCTTGGCTAGGCACTTATTAACAGTGGCGATGGCATCGTCCCCATAAAAACTAGCAGCACAAATGGTCCTGAAGGGACGCACATGCTGCTTATTGAGATGTTGCTGCGAAGCAAAATATGCGCACCTAAAAATAAGAGAATTAACCACAGAATTGACATACACTGTCAGGTTATGCCCGGATGGATTAGACCCCAAGAGACCCACAACATCACCATTCAAATGGACTAAGGGGTAGGATAGCTCGGTTACCAAACCATTCATAATCTTAATATCATCTGCGGAATATTGCGGGCATAGAGTCGCACAATGAACCATAATTTTGAGCGCTAATGTAGACAACTGGGCAGGCATACGCAAATCATATTTGGAAAAATCCCCCGCTAGTACCCTAGAGGGACCAAATTTGAAGATGTGTGAGTCCCATTGATACCACTCAGGACCCTCTGCTGAAATACCAACAGCACACTCGGTAACCAGTGGATTGCAAGAGAATATACGAGCTATAGGCAGAAAGTATTTTCTCACCAGTAAGGACAATGCTAAAGGTGCCGATTGGAATATGCGCACCTTGGTCTTAGTTGTCTTCGTCGGCTCATCCTTTAAAGATGCATAAAAGATACACATGGGCCGCTCACCTTTCAGTAATAGCTTCTCACATCTAGAGGCTTCTTTAAAGAATTGACCGTCCAAGGAACGTGGATGTTGATAGCCGTGATATAATTCATTGGATACATCAACATCACCAACAAATTCTGTTTTAGGGCGGTTGATAGGGTACCCCACAGAGGTAGTCATTGTTAATGCGTCTATAAAACGACATTGAGGAATGCCATTAACATTAGCAATCTCAGAAAGGGGCTTAGCTGCTTGAAAGAAGCTCACATCTATACCCTCTTCAACTTGCTTAAGATAATCGGCGTAAGCAAAAGAAACGTGTGAACATGGCAGGCCCATGGGGCATTTGGCCGCATGAACGAGATAATCCACATTAAAGATCCAATCCTTGTGGAAAGCGGGTCCATCCCAACAGTCATGAATGTTAAAGAGGTCCCTAACGAAAGCTGAAATAGGTGTTTGAACACACTTAGATCTGTATTTCATAGGGTGAGATCCGCTGCCAAGGTGCATGACTGTGGTAGCTACTGCACCCTTCTTCTGGAAACAGACGGCAGACTTGGGATGCACAACAGTGTTAGACAACACATTCTTTCCGTAAAGTTGATCAGGAACTTCACCCCAACTAGCATGAGAATGCACCAGTGGGGACTCACAAAGTACTGTTATACCATCACTAATCTGTTTTGGTGAAATAGTTCCAGCCAAACATTCTTTGTAAGGATTATCCTTATCATACACAGCACCTAAATGTAGCCCCAAAATACACATAGGACTATCATAAGATACTAAGGGTGCACCACACAAACCTTGGTAGCTCTTCACATCACCATGCAGAAATGAAGTGTATCCACTAAAACCAGAACACATCATTCCAGTGGTATGAAGGCTATCACTAAAGGACTGTATGTTGCACTCCCATGTTGCGTCAAAATTGTCAGAATCTTTGCTTAACAATGCTCCATAATGCACATCCTGCGCTTGTGACGAGAAGAACGCAGTAATGTCGCGGCACTGGTTAGACCTAGAGAAGGAAATGAGACAAATATCCGTGTTGGGGAACTGATATAACATGCTACGGTCAAGCAATGATTCAAAAGACCCAAGTGTCGAGTTCTCGGGACCTTGAGACACCATAACATGTCCATCTGTAAAATTACGCACGGCATGTGCAGGTATTAGGCCGAAGTTCCCTTGGACCATAAGACACTGACACTTTGGGCGCTGATTCATTCTAATGTCGTGGAAAACTAGTCTGCGCACATTATCGTGCACTATACGCAGAAAATCCTCACGTACCATGCCCTCCGTGCGTATGAAGCTACTACGGACTTGGTGCGCCTTTTGCCATGGTGAATCTTCAGTATCCCTAGCACGAACTTCACTCACGTGCTTGGGATTCAAGTTGCCATGTGAAACATGCCTACGTGCATATAACACTCTCTTGGCAATATTGGAACAAACAAACAACGTGGCTAAACTAACAGACGACCACATTGTTATTTTGATCCAATTAGCGCTAATATAATCAAAAGCACAAGAAGAAACCACTCTGGAGCCAAAAGAGAGTGCCGCAATGCGTAGCTGTCGAAACTTACACACGCATACATCGAGTGCCAAGCTCAAGCCAGTCGCACAGCCAATTGGGATAGCAACGACACTCAGCCCAACACATAATGCACCTGTGGTAGCAAAAGCACCCAGGGCATAGCGCCATGCGTTTGGCTCATTACTGGCAAAAAACTGGGAACATTGCCAACGGGACACTCGTATAACTTTTTGTGCTATGTATTCAGTGTCAGGAAGCAAGCTAGCCACTCTGAAAATAACGTTATTATAAAGTCTATCAAAGTATGCTATAGCGCTATTCCTATTTTCTCCAATACGCACTTCATCACTGCTCATCCCTTCATGACTAGAGATAAGCCTGAAACGAGACGAGCACCGTTTGCGAATCCATTGCCAACAAGCTGACACCCAACCAGTATTTTCAAAGCCTGAGTGTTGTTCTGCAACAAACTCTTCACTGTGTGGCATGTCTGCAACCGAGGGTGCAAAGTCGAAGTCGAAATCACCAGTATGGTAAGAACTTTCATCATTTGTAGTCAAAGAACTACACGTGCAAAATTGGGAAGGCACTCGGCAAACCTGGCAGATTGCACACATATCTCGCAGGTCAGCATCACTAGACGTAATGTGGGACTGATTGATATAATGCTTATGGGAGACATCATCCAAATATTTAAAAAGGGATTGCCAACCCATATTTGTCAGGCTTAACGGTGTACCGTCTGGAAGAGTGTGCATAAGACCAGTCACTCGACTCAATTTACTTGGGTCTAGTGGGTCACGTTGAAAATGGTATATGGTAAAAAGAAAAGCATCAACCCACGTTCCTTTGGAATAGGTAGACATGAGAGCTTTGTTGAGAGTACCTTCTGGAGTACTAAATTCTGGCCGTAACTCAACTTCAATACACACATCACAACGTCGAGTTATGGAGAGTGGCTCAATAGAATATGTCTTAGCTCCAAAATCCACGAGGTTCGATGTCATAACAACGGCTTTGGGTCTTATTGGAACTGTAGCTTTATCCTTCAGGTCGGCTTTTACAGCTGTAGCTGGCATATTATTTACGTAGCGCAATATGCGCTCAGTAACTGCAATACCATTGTTGCGCTCAGCTATAGTATTTGCCACGTCATCAATGATAAGGCCAATTGTGTCCGGGTACAGATTTGACTCATACTTATCAGCCAAATCTACACGCGCTATAGCGTTCTCTGACGTTGCTTTGATTCCATTAGATGCAAAGATGAAGTGTAATAAAGCAGGGGCAATAACTGACTTGCCCACACTAGTACCACCATACAAACCTATAGTGAATGGTGCATCCCTGTTCGTACCAATCAGATACTTTGAAGTTGCCTGAGCTGCAATCTCACACAATTCCTTACAGTGACGATCGATACGCATAGTAGCAAAACCATCACGCAAGTCTGAACGATAGTAAATGAGATCTTGGCGCAAGTCGCGCGCATCTGCAACGAACTCATCTGCTGTTATACCAAAATCTTCAAACTTGTTGGCATTATAACCAACAAAACAGTTGATTTCGTGTATGCGCTTAAAGCGTTGCTCGAGGTTTTGCATATTGCGACTAGTGCCAAGGAGTGGGTAAATGCTACCTTCTCGCACACACTTATTAATGTTTTCACCTACGATCACTATTGTGTGCAAGAAAGAGTCAATTAGCGAGGTGGCCGTGTAAGTGCGTTTGTTGATGACTGGGAACAGAGTATTAAGCAATTGTTGCTTTTCATTCGATAAACCTGAAATGTCAATCAACTGAAGTGCTATAGAAGCGAGGAAGAGCTCACGCAAGTGCTTAAATAAAGTGTTATTGCGTAACCCATCCCAGTTACCAACTAACTCACGCAAAAAGGTGAGAGGAATGAGGTCATTATCTGTACAGTATTGAGAAAAACTCGAGCTGTCTGCACTTAATTCATCACCAGAGTGTGACTTGGCTATGGCACTGTGCAATTGTGTGTATGCACGAGAGCTGAGGTGATTAAAGGCACGAACACAGGAACTAATAAGGTTCCACTCAGTGGGCCCTAACCATAAGTACATGACTCCCCAGCTGGTATTCAAGTCGTTAATATTGGTAATACAGTTAATCATAACACCAAAGCGTGTAACCAATGAAAGAAATTCAAGAGTAATGGGTGATTTGCCAAGAGAAGCAATTTGTGACAACAATTCAGTTATGGGGACAAAACACCACCCAGCACTTAGACAGTACTCATCGAAAGTGTTAGACATTGCCTTATGTATGGTTTGTGAAGTATTATCCTTATTAAAAAGAACACGCACGAAATCCGCAATAAAATGCGTGCTACCAAAAAGAGAGTGTGAGTGAGCTATCTTTGGTTGCTTAGGTTTACGGCGGTTTTTATTATGCTTAGTAATTGAGCGTTGCTGCTTAGCGTCAGCACGTCCGCAGCGCTTGGGATCCTTCCATTTACGTGGAAGTTGAGAAGAAGCAATGTTCTTCGATTGAGAATTGACAAGAGTCCTTTTCCCTTGGTTGGGAGTTTTGGACTTCTTTTGTTTAATAGTTAATTTCTTAATTACATCAATAGTATTCCCTAATTGTTTTTGTAGGAAATTCTTCTTACACGCAGACTTATAGTTGTCAAAACAAGCATGTGAAGTTGCATGTCTGCAAGATGTAACACTAGGAAAGGTGCTACTACCAATTAAGAAATGTAATATAAAGTTGTCAGTCGAGGTATTAATATCAATAAAAGGGTAAGCGTATATTTCTCCTGAGGCATCCATTTCTGTTAAGTTTAAGAATGAAGATGCCCAAGAGATCCATACACCAAAGGGTGATAGGAAATTCAGGGGCGGTACCATAAGAGTAGTCACCAGAGATCCAACTAGGATTCTCTAAATGGTGATGTTCTAAATAGGGTACACTAGTTTCATTGTGACTATCAGTATGATAGTCCCAACTACGAGTGATTTAAGTGCGATTCATTATTCTCCACAATCGCTTAACTAGGTGGGGGATAAGTTTTGAGGGACCATAAAACCTCAGGTATTCCAAACACTAACTCGAGATAACCGAAAGCAAATAATCAATTTGCTCCCTAATTACGGCGAGATGCCAGTCAAAAATAGAACTTTGTATTAATTCGGCTAATATATTGTGTCCGCCAAATGAAGAGAGCATAATAAGGTGCCGCATGGCACTGCAGAAAATAAAAAGGTGTGTGGTTTTGGAAAAACCGCAAAAACTTATATGATAAGTAATGAAAAGTGATTAAATCACTGAAAATAGAACAAGAATACCTAGAGAATCAGAGACGCTCTAGGTAAAAGGGAGTTACAACACTCCCAAAAATGATATGTAAAATATCGGTAAGCAATAAATTTAATGTATATGATATAAAGTTTGCTAAAGACAGTCGGCATCACTTGTAAGAATATTACAAGGAGGGGCATTAAATAATTGTTGTAAAATAATCTCGTAAGATTAAAATTTTTAATATAAAAGGAGGAGATATACTCCGGTATTGAGTTGATCAGTTGGTGGTTATTAGATACCACAAAACGTCGAAAGACAAGGCTGCACAGCAGTAACTGCACAGGCTCATAT